CATCCATTCACAACTTCTACTACCTTCGATGCCTTTAAAGCCCGCAAGATTCACACAACGTACCAACGCATCAGCATATTTAGTATAAAAGCTTATTCCTCCAGCCCAAGCATATATAGAATTCGCAACTGAAATGCACAACTCAGCGTTTAGTCTTAACTGCTTTGGCCCTGGAAACCTATTATTATTATACGTGAAAGGCGTATTTTTTAAAAACCTGTCTGGTTTACGAATAATGCGAAATCCATCATTAATATCCTCGCTACGACGAATCCAATTTACCGAAATATAATCCATCTTATCACACTCAACTATGTTAATATATTTAGCGATTTGTCCTAAACCACCAACGCAACCCTCGTCAACATAAACTCTACTCTTCAGCAGAGCAACCATGCCAAGGGCATAACTTTTTTCCGTCAAAATTATGATGTCATCCCCGGTAGTTTCTAAAAAATAATGAATTCCCTCATAATAAAGACTCTTTGAAAACGCAAATCGTACATAGGAGGCTGATCTTCTAGTATTTCCATCGCTCGTTGACATAAAACCGGAACCAACCCCATCAGTGACTGTATAAATGTAACCGTACTTATTCTTTACTATCTGAGTAATCATACCACACACTAAAACACATATTTCATAAGGAAATGGCATAACTTGACAAATCATTTTTAAAGCCATCTTATAAACGGTGCAATCGACTATATTCTTGAGTGAACCCCATTGAGTTGAGTCATAACCAGAACCATCAACTTCTATGAAACAAGGGTTAATAAACTTCCGAAATTGCTTATTTAAATTGTTCTGTTTATGCGTCCAATTCTGACCTGTACCATATGATGGATCATAGGCTTTATGTGCCTGAGCCACAAAATCGACCACTGGCCCCATAATAATTTTAGCGTACTTATTTTGTGCAGTAATATTCCGATCTTTAAAGTCATCATTAACTTTTTCGTCAGTTTTATTATGTGACTTACATTTGTATAAATCAGTAGCACCCACCTGGTCATAAAAACCCTCATCTAACTCCTTATATGCCTCTTCATATTCATTTAGCTGCGCTCCACTCTTTGTTGACAACCAATACGAAAACCCCACTTTATCATCATTCAAACTAAGATATTTGGCAAGCATTTCATGAATCTTAGGGATTTGCTCTTTACGATACCAATTTCCGAATTCTTCTACTAAGTCATCATTAGGACTAGTTCTCTTAATTAAATTTCTAGTCAACGCAGATGTTTCGGTGAAAATGCAACTGTGAGTCTGGCGTGGTATAGCTTCCATACCTTCTAAACCACTGAGAACGAATGACATTTGAGTTAAACCTGTTTTATGGTGCTTATCTAAACAATCTAACATGCAATTCTTAGTTTTAGTTAAAGATCCCAATGAGTTAAACTCTTTTAGCTTTCCG